CTTCTTGACAAGAAAAACCTCCCGACTAATGTTACCTTTAAAGATAGCACAGTTCAGGAGGTTGTTAAGAAGGTTAAGGAATACTGGAAGGACGCTAAGAATGACCTAGTAAACCTTATGAAATTTGAGTTTGTAGACAAAGTTGAACGCAAGATAGAGTATGAGTTTTCACAAGAAACGGTCTTACAGTTCCTTACGAAGCTCTGTGAGAAGACACAGGATATGCAATGGCGCATAGATAAGAAAGACCCCTTCAAGGTAACGTTCTCAGCAATGGGAGCTAAGAAGGAAGTCATGATTTCCCCTGAAACCTATCTGATTGACCTTGGAGAAGTTCAGGAAAGCTTCCAAGGAGTTATGAACTCTGCTGTGGTACGCTCAGATAAGGCAGACGCAGGAGCAAGTTCTTTAACTCTTAGGGACATATTCCATGACAAGAAACTTATGATTGAAGGCTTTCCTGTGATTAAGACAGACAGACCTGTAAACTCACAGAGACACTTTGATTACCCACCACTCCCTGTGTTCGCTACTGATATGTCAGAAGATGAGTATGCTATCCTAGATGAGGAAGGAATTGCCCTCGAAGCAGGAGAACTCTACTGGGGTAGCATTACTACTAATGACACACAGGCGATAGCTGGTGAGAATAAGGAAGTGTCTGATGAGGACCGTATTAAAGCCACTGTGCAAATGTACAAGTCGGCTATTAGGAAGATGAGAGCTTCAAGGAGGAAGGTTATATATCCTGTGACTACTTCACCTCTGCCAGCAGGGGTTCAGGTAGGAGACAAAGTAAAATTTGTCCTAGGAGTAGACCTTGTGGAGCTAACACCTTGCAGTAAATACTATACTAAAGTGCTCAGAGCAAATGACTGGTTTTATGTAAACAAGATGAGTTACCAATACTCTACAGGAAATTCACTTGTGCTTAGCCTAGAGCTGAGTAAGTTCTTATCAGTGGATAGAGAGGTGACTTAATGGACGCTGTTACTAGGTTAGTAAATACAGTAAGAGATACTAGAGAGCGAGTTACACAATCAAGCCGTCAAAGGCGTGGAGGTGTAACCGACCTCTTTGGTGTTGACTATGTAGACACAATACGGAACACAGAGGAAATGGTTGGTGACAAGAAGAAAGAAGCCAACTACCACCTCACTGTGTCAGGGGATTTAGATAGGTTTCAGCGCTGGTTTCTTAAGGTTATTGTTACAAATAACAAAGGAGACAATTCAGAGCAGGAACAAGAGGGTGTTCGTCCTATGTCTGATGTCCACTTAGAAGTCTTTGCACACAATGCAACTACAGGACATAGTGAGACGATTGACCTGACACCTTTCTTAAAGGCTATATGGAAATGTAACTGGATTGCAGACGCTAAAGGCGGAGAAGGTATCTTTCCTAATGGTAATCCCATGGAAGGCTATGACCTGATGAAAGTTGCATGGTATCTCAATGATAAGCAGAGAGAAGCCTTGTATAGTCCGGGAGAAAAGATATTCTCTGTGAAAGCACTAGGAGACGCAACAGTGACATTGCGCCTTTATTTGAAATTTAGTCACATAAACTAATATGTACGATTTTAAGGATTTATATAATAAACACAAACACTACACAAAGAGGTTAGACCGGCTAAGGGTTAAGCAATTTAAGGTGGAACAGCACCTAGAGGCTCACCCACAGGACTATACCGCTGTGATTGATAACATGAAGTTGAAGAGTGAGATATACAGGGAAGAGAAGAGAGTACAGCAGGTACTTATGATGATGGAGGTTGTCTTTGAGTAGACTAGAATATCTATACCTAATCAGGACTACTATCCAGAAGCTAATGCTAAGTCTAATAGAAGATAGGGATTTATTTTTAGCAGGACATATTTTAGAGAAGGGTTGCTATGACAGCTTAGCCTTCTTGAATTATGATGTTAAAAAGTCAGTAGCCATAAGTATATGCAATAATAACAGTGTTATTTATTGTCCTGTTGATGATTATTCAATAGCTGAATATGGCTATTTATACTTCCCAACTATGGAACTTTTTGCTTTGTGTGAAAGTTTACTGAAAGACAATAATGGTGTATAATTATGGTTAGGAATTGCTACGATATATGCAAAGATGTATTAGGACAGCATTATGACTTTGATGGAGGTGGAGGAGGTCCGGGAGGACTATATCAGTGCTATGACCTCGCTAACTACGTTGCCAGCTTCTTTGGAACTCGGCTTGTAGGACCAGTCGCCGCCACTATCGTATATGATAATCCTCAGCTTTACAGACTTGCTCTTGTTAAGACCTATGATGGTCAGCTCGAAACTGGAGATATGATTATCTTCGGACCTGTGGCTTATAATCCAGCAGGACATGTAGCCTTTTACGGTCACGGTGACCAGACAAGTGCCACTTGTATAGACCAAAATCACCCTGCATGGAGTGGAGTTACTGAGCATACCTTTAACTTGTTACCACTGAACCCTACACATATTGTAAGGTTTTATAATCAAGAAGGGTACTCAGCAGGAGGACAGTCTTCTAATAATCAGCCAGGTACTATATCAGGTAATGACACTACAAAGACAAAGTCCAGAACATATCAGTTCTGGGAGGTCACCTGTGATGAGACTGAGGTACTAAAGGAAAAAGAGGGTGAGTTTATTGAAAAGACTTTTCAATGTTCCAAGTACACAGGGCTGGAAGATGGTGACTGGATAAAGATTGACCGATGGGACGGCTCAGCTGGTTATATCCGTAAATCCTGTGCCAAACGCAGAGAAGACCTTGACATAGTGGTAACAACTAAGAAAGACGCCTCTGTGACTAATGACTTGCCATCAGGTACTGCTAACTATGACGGTGGGGACATTTCCTATGGAGGGTATGTACTTGCCAAGGATAAGATAAGTGCAATGGCTTCCGCCTGTGCCAAGTACGGCATTTGGCTTCCTGGATTTATCTGTCAGACTTATCTGGAAACTAACTGGGGACAATCTCCCGGAGCTTCCTATGCAGGTCCTGAGAATAACTGGGGAGGTCTTACATGGACTGGAAACCCTCAGCGTGAGTCTGGTGTAGTAGTATCACAAGGAGCTCCACGGGCAGAAGGCGGTTACTATATGAAGTTTGCAAGTCTCAAAGATTACTTTGAAGACCACTGTAACCTCATTTCAGACCGTATCGGAGGAGCGGACGCATTATATCACGCAAACAACAAATACGATATTGAAAGCTTCACAAGAGGACTATTCAGACCTGTGGCTAAGTATGATTACGCTGCTGTCGGTCTAGGAGCTTATATAGCTCAAATGAGTAGTATCTACAATGGAATGAAGCCTCAGCTTGATGAAGTGATGGGACACATTAAGGAAGGTGAGCCTTTGCCTACTGCCCCTGCTGTGACTAAACCAACATTTCCAAAAATTGAAGTTCCGAAGCCTAAGCTACCACCGCTTAAGACAGGGAACAAAGCAACTGACCGACGCTCACGTTGGATTTAAGGAGGAAACATGGCGTATAAGCTACCAAAAGAAGACCAGCTGTGTGGAGTTGTTTATAACACATACACAGGTTACAAGCCTATCCCCAAGGCTACTTGCCCTGCTAATTCGGGAGGGTGTGGGGATAATATTAAAGTAGTTCTCAACTGTGGTAAAGAACCTAAGCAGAACGCACTACCTGAGTTTTACACAGATGGCACTATCCGTGCTTATGTGCAAGAAAAGTCAGGTCATAATGACCACCCTGTGCACTTCAAGAGTGATACACCAATGGCTAACCCTCTTGTGATTGACCCTAAACAGTTTACACGAAGTGATGACCAGCCGGGTAACCTCTATAAAGACTTTATTCAGGCACATGGTTACACTCATGTGAAATCTGGAGGAGGTCAGTTTACTCAGCTTAACTTAGATGGTACATTCACTGTGTCCTATGAGTCAGTTGATAACAAGACAGCTATTGTAGAATTTGGGAAGATTGATTAAGGAGTAGATAATGTCAGATAAAATTGTAAATGTATATGTAGGAGAGTGCTTCCAAGAAGGTGGACAAGCTGGTGGTGAAGGTAAGGCCTATGGATTGTCTCTCTCTGGGAATAAGTTATCTCTTGTGGAGAATGGTACAAGTAAGGAGGTAGACCTTCCTGCTTCTGGTGGAGGTTCTGCCGAACTTCCTAAGGAAACAAAGGATAAACTAGAAGAACTATCTAAGTATGGTTACATTATTAAGGCTTTAGGTGGGGTACTTCCTTTAAAGAAAGAAGTGTACTCAGACGGTATAAACAATGTTTTAATGTATGTTTCAGGAACAGGGGAAATAGATAGACCTTATGCACTGACTTTTATTGGGATAGGTTCTTATTATAGAGAAGCTCCCTATACACTTCTTACTCCTAAAAACAGTGCTGGTGAGAACATAACTCAGCACCCTGATTTTAGTAGAATGGTTTATGATGGACAAGTATTTACTGTTATGGGACAAGAGATTGTATACCATGAAAACACTCATTCATTAGACATTTCTAAGTTACCTATCGGTGTTAGTTCATTCACGCTATTGAACTAATAAGGAGTATCAAATGGCAGATAACATTGTAAATGTTTATGTTGGGGAAAACCTTAGTGAGGACCTATTAGTATCAGAAGATAGTTTGGTAATTGATAAGTTTAGTTTATTTTTAGACTCATTTTTTGAAATTCAGATGGACACCTCAAAAGTTTACTTTGGTGGGCTTAAAAAAGCGTCACCTCTTATAGTAACAGGAAATGGAGAAGATATTCCTCTCTTGTTAAACTTTTATGGAGATATAGCTAGTGACTCAGATACTTTAGTATTAGATAGCTTTTTTAATCAAAAAGGTTCTCCTATAAAGGATTATCAGCTTTATCCTCTCTTTGACCCTGCTACTCATGATTTTTTCTATAAAGAAGAAAAACTTGAAGTAGACCCTGTGGGGAATGTGCTTCTTTCTAAAGTACCTAAAGGACTTCCTTTTGTCCAACTAGAAGCTAGGCGTAAGAGGTAATAATGAATAACCAATGGATTGACAATATTCTTAGTAGACAGGAAGTAATAACCTCTGTGACCCTAGTAATCACAACGTTATGTACCTTCCTTGTGACTAAGCTAACACAGAAGACTAAAGAGGCAGAAGCTCATCAAGAGGCTCAAGAGGAAATGGCTAGAAGCAATAAGCGCTCAGCCCTTAGAAATGAATACCTTCAAATCTATAATTCAACTGAGTTCTCTTGGGAACAGAAGTACCACTTAACTCGTGAGATTATCACATCATACTACGCTCTTAATGGAAATCACTACATTCATGAGCTAGACGAAAGACTTTACTATAAGAAAGAGGAAGAAGTAAATGAACCTAACGAATAAACAATATGACATTGCTAAACGCATTATCACAGTAGTTATCCCAGCGTTTATCACGTTGCTAACTGCGCTAGGAGGTATCTATAAATTTGACCCATCTGTTGCTATCGGTACTATTTCCGCTATCACTGTGTTTGCAGGTGTGGTTCTTGGTATCTCAAGTAATAACTATGCGAAAAATCAGGAAGAAACAGAAACAAAACAAGGAGAACAGTAATGGCGATTAGTTACCAAGACTTTAAGAACAAAACGCTTGGTAATGGCTATGATGTAGACGGTTGGTTCCAATTTCAGTGCTGGGATTTCTATGCACAGTTCTGTATAGAAAACGGAGTTCCTTATGCTAACTGCACTGTGTCAGGATTTGTAAAGGACCTGTGGGAACAACGCCACAGTAATGGTATTCTGAATTACTTTGATGAAGTAAGTATCCTACAGCCGGGTGACCTTGTAATATTCAGAGAGCACCCTTGGACTCCTTACTCCCATGTGGCTATCTTTGATAGTGACATTGATGGTGTGTATGGAATGTTCTTAGGGCAAAACCAAGGACCAGACAGTAGCCTAGATAGAGGCGGTGTTGCTTCTCTTGTGAGACTTCCTTACGAAGCTACCTTTGATACAGCCTTCCGTCTTAAGCCGGGAGTTGGTGGTCAAGCTAATCAAGCTACTCAAACAAGCTCAGCTAGCGGACGAGGCTTCGTAAATGGAGCTCCGGGACTTAAGAAGGACGAATACTTCTTAGATGTATCAGCCTACCAATCAGCAGACCTCACAGTTATTACACAACAATCAGGTACTAACAAGACAATCATTAAGGTCAGTGAGCACACTACCTACCTGTCAGAAGTTAGACAAGCTCAGGCTGACTCCTCTGTGCCTATTGGGTATTACCACTTTGCACGATTTGGAGGTGATGTAGGGCAAGCTCTTGCAGAAGCTAATTTCTTCCTGAGCAACCTACCTAGCAAGCCTGTGAACTATCTGGTCTGTGACTATGAGGATAATGCTAGTGGAGACGTGGAAGCCAATACACAGGCAATCTTAGCCTTCATGGACGCATGTGCTGGCAAGGGCTATCAGCCTATCTATTACTCATACAAGCCATATACTTTAGCAAACGTAAACTATAGAGCCATCTTGGCTAAATACCCTAATTCTCTGTGGATTGCAGCGTATCCTAACTATGAGGTAACTCCTACTCCTGTGTGGGAAGTGTATCCTACCATGGAAGGTATCCGCTGGTGGCAGTTCACTAGTACAGGTATTGCTGGTGGCTTAGATAAAAACATTGCTATTCTTAGTGATGATATTGCAAACAACCAATTTGAAGAAGAGGAAGACGAAATGACAAACTATGTAATCCGAAGCAATTCAGGTAAGCAGGGCTACCTTGCTATTACTAATGGAATTGTTTGGGGAATTGGAGACATTAAAACTGTAGGTGAGCTTCAAAATGCTAAGCATGTTCACCTCAACCTACCAGACGGAGACTTTGACCGTTTCATTAACGCACAGAAGTCTGATGATGTGACGCAAGAGGCTATCGCAAAAGCTATCGAAGACGCTAACAAGAGCCTTACCGAAGTTATTGCAGGTGAGCCTAAGGAATAGACCCTAGGGGTTGAGGAGGGAATATGTAAATGTTTCCTCTTCTTTTTAGTAGGAGGAGTTATGTCCAATAAAAATCTACCCTGTGTATTTCCAGACCCTATGTGTCCTCCTAAAGAAGATGGCACTAAGTGGACTGAGCAGGAATTGGCTAAGAGTGAGCAATTACTTGAAGCATATAAGGTAGACCTGTGTAAATGGATTGATGAGAAATGTAACTATAATGGAGGTATTACTCCTGAGGAAAAGGCTGAGTATGAACGTAAGCTACTTGCCTATAACAATGCTTTAGCACGTTACAAAGAACTCATTGAGAAATATGAAACCTACCTAATTAACAAATCTGAATATGATAAAAAATTAGCTTCTTATACTAAGGAGCGTAATGCTATTCAAGCTGAGATTACCCGTATTACAGCAGAAAACGCTGAGCGGACTAAGAGAAATCAGGCTAAGCAAGACCGGTACACAGCTGATAAAGCTCAGTATGACAAGGATATTGTTGTCTATCGTCAGAAGAAGCGTGAATATGATGAGGCTGTTGACCCTGAACGTAGACGTAGGCTTGAGAATGAAGCACTACAACAAGCGCTAGACCGTGTGCAACGTACCACACGCATGAATATGTTCTCTTCTGGCTCAAGCACAGGAGGTGGAGCATACACAAGTGTAACCACTAACGGTAATGAGTTTACTATCCAATGGAGGATGGTAAACACAGGGCGTGTAGTAGGTAACGGTGTGCTTCGTGGTAATGTTGAATATCGCTTTGTGCGTAAGGAAGACAGGATTGAGGCTTACATTGTAGCCTTCAACTTGACTAGTGCTAACTATTCATTTAACCCAAATGATACATGGGCTTCTGCTGGAGCTACCTTCACTGTGTACACTCCTAATAGCCAAATCATTTGGACAAAATCTTATGACCCTTACCAGCCATTCAGTGAGAATATTAACAGACGTGTAGAGCTTAATAGTCAAACACCTATCCAGCTTACAGGGTCTACATCGGGACGTGTAGGTATTCTGTGGACTCGTGATATGTGGATTGATGAACCTACTCAAAGTAGTGTGGATATTAACTTCACTATGGACCGTCTTGATGTTCAAGTACCACATATCCCAATCCCACCTAAGCCAGAAGAGCCTAAAGAGCCCCCTAGACCAGTGCTAGAGCCTCAGCTCCCTGTACCTAGTTTACCCAATAATCCTCCACAAGAGCCTCCTAGGGTTGATAAACCTGACAAACCGGGAGAACCTCCTGTGCCCCCTACTCCTAGACCCCTTAGACCAAGGCCTAAGCGTCCTTGTAAGAAGTGTAATGAGTGTGAGGAATGTGAGGATATTGGTAGAGGACCTGATGTCTGTGAAGACCTTAAGGCTATTGCACAGGAGCGTTTCCAACGTGCTGGGGTACACGAGCTTAGAAATAAGTACGTAGTGAACCTGCCTAATGTTATCAGACGCTCAACCTACGGGCTCTGGTGTGTTACTAAGAACATTATCAATCAGCTCTGTCATGTAGGGGAAGAGTTTCAGTGCTTACGTGAGCAAACAGACCATCTACGTAAAGAGCAGATGTGTATTCAGAACGCACAGCAGGCTTCCTGTGAGCGTTTAGCTAAGATAGCTAAGAATAACTATGACATAGGTAATAACGTGAGAAATAGGCTCATTCAGAAGCTCAGAGACGACGCACAGAAGAAGTCTATTGATATTGCTAACCAGACAGTCCGCATGAACATGTTCCCTAGAGGCTCACAAGCAGGCTCAGGTACTTACACAAGAGTATCTACCTCAGGTACTAACTTTACCATTGAGTGGAACATGGTAGGTGGAGCTGTAATTGGTAATGGTAGCATTAATGGAACAGTAGAGCGTGAGTTCAGGCTTAATACAACCACAGGGTATGTAGAGGCTTTCCTAAAGGCTGTTACTATCACCTCTGTGAGATATGAGCCTACAGGCGCTATGACAGGGGCTTCTACAGCTACTATGGCTGTGTTTGATGGAGCAGGCAATCAGGTTTACTATAAAGCCTATGACCCATTCCGTTCGTTTAATGAAAGCCCTAACCGTAGAATTGAGTATAATAGAACAGTACCACTACAGACCACAGGCTCTACTGGAGGCTCTGTGCACGTACTTTCTACTCGTGATACTTGGCTTTATGACCCTACCTATGGACAGCTAGAGGTAAACTTCACACGGGATAATCTTATTCCTATTGATATTCCTCCTGTGCCTGATATTCCTAAGGTAGAGATTGATTGTGGAAGCTGTGAGGTGAAAGAATTTGACTGTTAAGGAATGTAGTTCCTGTGGAGATAAGTGTGGGCACTTCATATGTCAGGCAAGAAAGTATGCCTTGTGTGATTGCCCTACTATCACTCCGGGAAGAGACGCATGTAATGCTTTACATGACCTAAATGATAATAAGATTAAGCTAATGGCACAGCGGAATGAGTCCCTACTAGCCTGTGATATTCCTAAGTTCTTAGGCAGGCTATTCAGGGGTATCTCCTGTGTCTATAAGAATATGATATTGCAACTATGCTGGATTATTAAGAATATTTGCTGTATCTACTCACGTACTAAAGTTATTGATGAAAATAACAAATGTATCAACAAGAAGCAAGAGAAAATGGTTCAGGGAATGAAAGACCTGCAAGCTCAGATGAATAAAATCTTGGAGCTTTATAACCAGTATGCCACAACTAAGATTGTGGTAGCTGACAGCTCTTTTGAGGGACTTGTAGCCACTCTTGAAGCACTACCAGAGGAGGAGCTTTAATGGCAGACTGCGTAACTTGTATGAAATGCAGGTTTAAGGAATGTCAGTGTGATAATGGTTGCAAACCTAAATGCATAGATATAGGCAAGACCTGTGATGATACCTGTCAAAAGGT